AAACAGGGAACCAAACGTCGTATGGATAAGTGTACAAGTAAGTTGAATCTCTGGCTCTAAGATAATCCTGTACTCTTCCCTCAACAGGACCTCTGGAACCTCGCCCCAGAGCTTTCTAAGTGCCTGATTCAATATGTTATCCAGGCGTCTTGTTCCTGACTCACCTCGTTCTGGGTAGCCAGTCTTTACACGAAGCGCTTCGCGAAGGTCAGCAAGGTTCATGCGAGATCTCCAAAAAAAGAAGCCCCCAAGAGCATAGCACTCTTGGGGGCTCTATCACAGGGTGCAGTATCGTAGTGATAAACCCCTTATGGGTGCTACATAATTCCCGAAACGCGAATAGGGACAGCACCTGGACCGACTCTTCCTTCAACATAGATACCAAGCACACAGTGCTCAATACCACCCGGTGTGGCATCATCCGTCTGCCCAGCAGCACCGATTGTAAAGACCGGATCGTCCGCATCCACATCATTCTGCGTTGCACCGACGACCTGTCCAGAACAAACGACCCAACCATACGAATCGTCTGGAATATTAACAACAGTGATACCCGCAATCGAAGCCGCTATAGCATTTGTACCAGAGTAGGTAACGTTGAGGCTGGAGCCAGAAGCGTAAATGGTCACTCGTCCAGCTAAAATCACACCACCACTGGTGTTCCGAACAAGCCGGTACAACTGCTTACCGTAAGTCGGGTGAATAAACTCCCGAATCTCGCCAGTAGCAGCAGGCTTTTCAGTTGTAGTTTCATCAGGAAAGTCAAGAAAGACTTTGTCATTATAAGGCATTGGTTATCTCCTAAAATCTGGGATTAGTCAGAGGTACAGCCGTTAGCCATGAGGTTAGTCATAGCAAACTGAGCTTCAAGGATGATGTAACCAACGTCCGCATCCACATTCGATGTCTCAAGATGATCCGCGAATTTGGTAACTCGGAAGTCGTTATTAGCATTGACCCAGTACTCAATCGTATTGGGATTCAACAGATAAACCGCATCGTCCACAGTCATCGCCGCATCGTTCATCCACCGATTCGCGTGATACTGAACACCATTGACCAGGAAGACCGTTGGATGGGCCTTTCCGCCCGTCAGGTCAGCGGGGGTGTACATAAGCTGTGGGCCAGAAGTGGTCCCAGTAGTGCGAACTTCTTGACCAAGACTCACGTGACCCGCAATCGAGAGGATACCAAGAGAAATCCCCTCTTCATCTTCTGCATACGTATCAGCAGTGATCTTCACTTGCTCAGCATTCGTCAAGAAGTCAGTACCAAGCGTCGCTGCTGCTCCATATTGGTTGAACCAATTGTCCACAAAGTTTGTAGTGTCTTCCACTCGCGTCTCGTTCAGATACGCAAGACCCGACGCAGCCTGGTCTGTTGGAGTCTGGAATCGAAGAGCACCATTCTCAAAACCCGAGGACGTAAGCGTCGTAATGTTTCCATTCAACGTTCCAAGTCCACGGAGTTCGGTCACATTACCGATGTAAAGCTGGCGAACAACGTCGTTCTTCAACGATTGCATCGCAGCGGTGCTTTCGTCTTGAACAAAACGCTTCACTTCCTCCTTACTGGACATCCGGTCCCGGTCGATGTGAGGCAGGATGATGGGCTTAATGTACTTGGCCCAGTCACCAGTCATCGCGCTCAAGGTCTCACGCTTGCTCAGCGGCACAGTGAGATTCGTCGCGTTGATCTCAGTCACATCTGAGTGACCGGACTTCACACGAACAACTCGTACCTGTGTACCACCAGAACGCTTGACCTTCATTCGCGATTGAAGAGCCTTAAGAAGCGGATCGCGGTTGTAAAAAGCCACAACGGACTTCTTCACCACGTCCGGAACGGTGAGTGTTGCATATTCAAGAAGCGGCATTTGCTATCTCCAGTAGAAGGAATCAACCGTCCAACAAGTGTGCGTGTCTATTCAATACTTCATCCCAACTAAGCTCGTCAACAACACGGACTGGTGCGCTTGTTGCAATCCTACCATCTGCAATGGCTGCTTGTTTACGTGCATTGGGATTAGTTTGTATTGGTTTCTTAGGCTCAGACTGAACTGCCTTTTCCTTACCTAATGTATTCCTGTCAACCCCAGACCGCCAGAGTGCGTAGTCATACGCATTATTCATACGGTCAAGAACAGTATTTCCTGTATGCCTTTCAAAAAGGACCTCAAGCTCATTCGCAAAGACTTCACGAGCAGGTTCAGGAAGAGATGCAAATTCAGGGTGTGTTGTTGTAAACGCCTGCCAGGCAGTATCAATAATGTCGTTAGACATTGTCGTGATGAACTGATTTTGCTCTTCAATCCGAGTATGCAATGGCTTCACGTCATACCCAGATGACTCCATTGCTTCCATTAGTTCAGAGAACTCCTGACGCGCACGTTGATAGCCTTCCTTCTCAGCATTCACCGATGCCCGCTCATGTGCGAACAACTTCATAATGGGCTCAACATGAGCCCGCACATCTGACGAGAGTGAATCAAGGTTCACCTCTTCTATTGAAGAGTACTCGACTTGCTGCGGCGCTTCTGGCTGCACTTCCGTTGGAGTCTCTGCAACAATCTCTTCAGGCGCAGCAACAGCAACGCTCTCTTCCGGGGCGGCTTCAACCTGAACACTGGGCTCTTGCTCTTCAGTACCAGTAATCTCAGTAGATGGGGCCTCCGGCTGGACCTCCGACGGAGCCTCCAAACTCTGGGCCTCCAAGCTCTGGGGCTGCTCCTGCTGGAGGTCCGGCTTCGGCTCCAGCGATGATGTCTCTAGTACTGGGGAGGGGGACTGTTCCATTTGCGATTCCATTTACAAATTCCATGAGATCGGAGTCGTTAGTTAGATCATAGATTCCAGGCGCAACACGTTCCGCTACACTCTGAAAGATTTGGATTAGTTCTGGCGTCAACGCACTCGCAGCTAAATCCAAAAAGCCGCCTTCAACCAACTTCGTTGTAGCCTGCTGAATAATGTCAGCAGAGAGCATATCTAGTGGGGCACCCGTTTCCATATAAGGCAAGGCAGCCTCCATCCCCGGTGGTGGCAATTCCTCTATAGGTGCCTCCATTCCCGGTATTTCTGGCAGCCTTCCTGCCTCCGGCATTCCCGGTGGTAGTCCCATAGCGGCCTCTCCTTCGCCGCCTGCGCCTGGCAACAATGCTTGAACTCGTGCAGCTTCCTGCATGACAAGTTGTTCAAGCTGCTCCAATGGCATGTTTTGAAGTTCTTCTGGTGTAGGGGAACCGGCTGGCATCAAAAACTCCTAAGTACTCGCTGCAACTGGTTTAGCAGTTGCAAGCTGTGAGATGTCAACTTTGCCAGACTCGGCTGACTTCTTGGCACTATCATGTTGATTCTTCCAACGGCTGTACTTCATATCAGACCAACCTGTAACATCCTGCATTTCTTTTTTATAGATATAGTCTGCCACACCGACACGCCCGGAATCATTCTTAATTGTTCGCATCTCAAACATTTCTTCATTCGTTTTCTCTACCTGTTGTCGGTAGATTGGAGAATCAAAAGTGACTCGGTCAAGTCTATTGTCTCGCTCAAAGGCTTGAACATCCTTGTAAGAGCGAATCCGCTTACCAGATGCCCGCTGCTTTTCCGTATACATCGCATCGGTATATGAATCGAGATGTTCAAAAACTGGCCCAATATGTCTAAACCAGTTGACCGTCTGCCTGTCAGAAGAACCCTGGCAAGAAGGACATCCCAACGTATCTGGAACAACGTCAGAGCCTAGAAACAACTCTTCAAAAAGCAGCCCACAAGAGGGACATTTATAGTCATGAATGGGCACAATGATCCTTTGGCCTAACTGAAGTGCTTACTGTGTAGTTCTTTTAGATCGTTATAGTACGCACCGGCATCGGTATCTGGGTCTCTTTCAGTCCATGCCTCAAGTAGCCCAGCGATATCACCTTCGACATTGGAATCGCCTGGATCGTGCTCTTCACTGTATGCGGAGAAAGCATCCTCGTAAGGACGCTCCATCTTACAAACATCGTCCGCATACTCGCCATCCTCATCCATCTTCTTAGCAAACTCTTCTGGCTTCATGTCCCCCATGAGACCTGAAGGCATTTCCAAGATCAGAATAGTCAGCGCCTCTTTATCGCCACCATTCGCTTTCTTTGCCAAGTTTTTCAAATTCAACATTTCTGTCTCCTATTGGCTGCCAAACGTCAACCTTCTGGAATCGGAGGCATCCCCATCGGTGGCATCTCAGGCATACCACCCATTGCTGCCATTTCCTCAAGTGCCTGCATATCATCTGGAGCAGCCGCTTCTTCTGAAGCAAGCTCTTCCACAGACTCAGTCTTAACAAGAGAGGGGCGAAAGCCGAATGCATCCACGATTTCTCTAGCAAGTTCTCTCTGGTCAATCGCAGTACTCAACGGACTTTCTGCCGAAAGGTATGCAACCAACTCAATCAAATGTGCTCGTCGTACAATCTTGTCTTCCATCAATGGGCTGAACGGAAGCAATCGAAACGCTGGTGAAGCCTCTAGGATTTCCCTTTCAAAGGTTGCAGCATCCACATCGTTTTGAAGCAATCGAGAAAGGCGTTCAATGTTGACCTGAGAAACATCCTTATTGACCAGCGCCCACTTAAAGGAATCCAATGCACGTCTAAACATCGTTGTCACGATGCGAACAACCTTTCTAGAACGAATAGCGAGCCGGCCTTCAATCGCCGACCGAATCATGTTCGCTTCTGCCGCTGTCCGGATGTTCTTCACCTGGCCTTGCTGATAATCAGCCATACCAGGCAGCCATCGAATAGAATCCACCGCTTGGTTTAAGTGCTCATTGAAGTCAAACGTCGTTGGCATTTCTGGGCTGACCCAGATTCCTGATCCGATATCACTATCCGGTGGACCATGGATCAGTGTCGGCTCCCAAGTTTTAGCATTCTTCCACCGCTCGAACTCTTCCTCAGATCGGAAGAGCTTAGAGTCTACAAGCATCCTGCGTGGAAGACGTGCAACAATTTCTCTTCTAGCGCTGACCAACTCATTGATGTCACGCTGAATCGGCGCAATCAACGTAGTGTCAGGAATGCCCCGAATCCGTCCGATGCCTGGATGAAATACCAAGACCTCATACGGACGCCGATTCCATAAGCAACTGACCAGTATCCGGATGGATATGGTAAAGAAGATTCTTCTTAAAATCCCAGTACTCTGCAAGAGACACGTACTCTTTAAGGCCAGCCTCTCTCAGCTTCAATTCAGCTTCATCTTTCATATGAGCATGAACAAGTGATCGTGGGTAAGTATCACCCTTGATTGTCTTCTTTGGGCGGTTGTAGATACCGCTTTCGATTCGATCTCGCAGGTCATCGACATGAAGAGGAAACCGCTCAAAGGCCCATGTAGCATCCTGGGCTCGTTTAGCGTTCGGATCGAAGTGGACTTCCCAAGGGAGCTTGGTACGCCAAATCGGTCGACCCAACTCTGAGGACCACATGACCTTAATGACGCTCATATCGAATAGGAGCGCATGAAGAATCATTTCCCGCAAAACGTCGTCAAGCTGATCTTCTTCTGCAAAAAAGTTCAATGAAGATGCAACCCGCCTACCAGCAAACGTCGGGTCTTGATGTCGTTCTGGAACTTTATAAGCAGTCGCTCGTTGGTCAATGGCTTCCACTTGGGGAAGATCCATCGCAAGCGAGGATGCAATAGTATCGATAATCGGAAATACTTCGTTCTGAACAGCCGCATAGTTCCGAGACAACGTGGGATTGATTTGAAAAGAGTACCCATCACCGCTCCAGAATTCGCCCCGATAATAGGCAAGATTTCTGATCATCTCATCTGAGCGGTACTTCTTAAAGTTCTCTTCTGTTTGATGAATAAGCGTGACCATCTTGCGAGTAGCTTTCTCTTCTTTCGACATAGCTTCGCCACTGGACTGCCAGTCACCATCTGAAACATAGTTACTCATTTATGGGTACCCCAAGGAGTATTTGAATCCATACGATCATAACGGTCAATCCTGCGCATTACACTACGCCAGTTTCTTTGAGTTCTTTCCGCATCGGACACGTTCCTCTTATCCCATCTTGCACCGACCTCAATTCTCCATGCCCAGGCTGCACCAGCCATTGCTGCTGCAAGGTCATAGTGACCACCCGATGAATCTCTGGAAAGCTTGTCCCATTGACCTCGGTAGTTCAAAAGTTGGCGAATACATCGAGATGACCGAAGGATGAGCGAACCATCATCGATTAGTTCTTGCAGGAAACTAATCGCTTGAGCCTTTGTCTTAGCAGTTGAATACCAGCCTGGAACCCGTGAGTACCCAGACTTACCGAATACCTGTGCTTTTCGATGGTAGATGTCACGGACACCAGATGCAAGAAGATGCGATAAAACTGCTTCTCCAACACCGTTCGACTCAACATATATTCTAGCGTTGTTGTACCGCTTTGATAGATGCGCGATTTGTCTCGACATCTTGAACGCTTCGGCATGACCAAGGTATTCAGCTACTTGGCAACAGTTCTCAATATCAATGACCTCAACGCCAAACATATCTCGACTAGACCACGAGCCCGCAGGGTCACAAAAAATCAGGTAGCGACTATCTTTCCTCGGAGCTTCAAACTCAACATACTTAGACGTTTCGATTGTAAGCCCAGTTCCTTTGTCGATTCTTTCAAGCATCGCCATGAGCTTACGAGAATTGAAAACTGACTCGCCGGCCAGAACCCAACAGTCCAACTCATTGATCGGATACTCAGCCCGAAACTTTTCAAGGTTGTTCCTGCACTTCTGCAAGCCTTCCGTCTGCATCCAGAAGGCTTGAGCGCCAGTAAGATGATGTTTATCCGAGTATTCCTGCACTAAAGCATCTGGTTTCCAGTGTGGAGGTGGCTGAACCGAGTATTCTTGAACCATTGTCCAAGGGATGAAGACCTTGAACCATTTGCTATGCGGATTTTCTGCATCCATACATATTTCGTGCAGTTGATCTCCATGATAGCTCGGCGTCGACTCCGCAATAACGAACCCACCAGCGCCCGGTACAGCGTTTAGAGCGGACGTCCACGCATCAGGACCAGCGGTTTCTGACCACTTGGAGATCTCTGTAGCAAGCAGCACCTGCACCGTATCTCCACGAAGTGGTTCCTCATCCTTTACAGATGCAACCACCATACGGCTATCGAGCACTGGAAACTCCAATGTTCGTTTCAAACCAACGGACTTCTTTGGTTTGATGCTCTGTGGTAGGTGTCGGTGAAACCGAACAGCCATTTCTGATAGCGAACGTGCAGTGTCCTTTTTATGAGCAAGTAGTCCTACCCGACAACCAGTCCTGAACATTGCGTGCTGCGTAGCGATACACGTAAAGAAGGTGCTACTTCCCTCCTGTCGCGGCTTTACATGAACAAGCCACTTGTTTTCTTTGTAGCAACGCTCCACCGCAGCAGCGAGAATCCGTTGATGCTCCCACAAATCAAAGGAGAGCAGCGCGCCACTTTTCGCCCGTATTTTATTGATAGGACAATACTTGAGCGGGTTCCAGAAGTCCGGGTCATCTGGAGATATCAAGCTCACTTAACGCCACCAGCAAACACATTGAATGGCCCACGATTAGTCACACCGCCCAAAACTTCCTGATCTGCTTTCATGGCTGGGTTTTTACTTTTTGAGTACTTGTTTTTATCCGTCAAGGTTTGACGAGATGCAGTAACGATTGAGATAATCGCATCCACGTCCTTCTTTTCGAGTTGCCCATTTCGGTAGCTATCAAGGGTATCTTCACAGACGTGAATGATTCCTTGGTAGTCTTGAAGAGAGAATCTTGGATCAGGTTTATTTTTGGGCATTATTTATGGCCTCTATCAACATGAAGGGTTCTATACCTGCCTCGGGCATAGCGTCACACAGTGCTTTCGCAAAGTTGTGACTAGATTGTAAATGCTGTATCGCTCTCTTTATAGAAGCATGGACTGCCTGACGTGAGCAACCTTCTTCGTGTCCAATGACTTCCATCCGAAGCCCACAAAGTACCTTTTCAAACCTACGAGCCTGTACACTGGGAAGCTCTGCGTATAGGGCAATTTTAAGCTTTGGTTGTAGTTCACCGCCTGAGCCTACCAAGTCGGACACTGTTGGTTTTCGTGAACACAGCCACTCCATCCACTGATCGATAAAAGAGTTATTTTGTGGAGACACCGTTACTTCAGAAAACTTTGCTTCACCCCCACGAAGGACTGCCATTGAGATGGCATTTCTGATAAACGAGGGTAAGTTTACCCCTGCATTATTGGCGGCATCCAACATTGCCGTATACTGGCGTTCAGAGATACGAAGACTTAATCGCCGATCCTTAGTCAACAAACACTCCAAGAGGACAATATGCCTGACGAAAAGAAAACGAAGAAAGCTAAAGTGGATGCCCCCATCACTGCCCCTGTAAAGCGTGTTGGTCGTCCCCCAAAGAAGAGGACATACATTGTTAACGTCGTTTGTGGCACTAATACGATTGAACTTACTTTCGATAATCTGCAAGAGTTCCGCCGCACAGAGAAGCAGTTGGCGTACAATGTAAAGAGCGGTCAGCCGGTAACGGTCACGAGCGGTGGCACTACGTACACGTTTTGCAAAATCGATTACATGTATAGGTAGGTTGTGGCATACAAAGAATTAGAGCGTGGTCTTGCTGGCAGGGTATCTGAGGTAGGGACACCTGGCCCTAGGGTTAAACCACTGAGCAAAGGTCAAAAGGCATCGGGCACAGCCGCTGACGTTGGGATTGGCCTATTAGCGGCGGCCCCATTTGTAGCTATGGCAATCCCAGGTTTACAGCCTCTCGCCTTAGCTGGGATAGCTGCCACGACTGCTGCGGGGGTTGGCTTGGCGGGCAAGGCTCGTGGCGCGGCGAAAGAAAAGCGCGCGAAGGTAGTTGCTGGTTCAGCGGGTCAACATGCAAATGAGTCTACGGAGCCGAGGGTATAATGGCAACTGCTGAACAGGCTGTAATTTCTACTGGTCTATCAGCGAAGGCAAAGCCTTCGCTGTACGCATCACGCAGTGATGTGGCGAAAAAGATTGATGAGTTGCGTAAGGTGATACCTTTGATTCGTACCAAGTACGGCAACATCATTGACAAGTACTCAACCAAGTATGGTATAGACCCGAACTTGGTAGCTGCCATGATCGCCAAGGAGAGTGGTGGCAATCCGAGGGCTAGGAGCAGTCAGGGGGCCAAGGGCTTGATGCAGCTTATGGACCCGACTGCGCGGGAGTGGGGCGTTAGCAACTCGTACGACCCTGACCAGAACATCCACGCTGGTGTTCGTGAGCTAGCGCGGTTGAAGCGGGTTTTTCCGGACGACATTCAGTCAATGGTTGGCGCGTACAATGTAGGTATGGGGAACATGCGGAAGATCCATCGTGGTGAGCGCAAGATGCCGACAGAGACGAGCAAGTACGTGCCGTCAATACTTGGTGTGATAGAGCCGCCCAAGAAGGCTCCTGAGGCTCCTGTGCGGGTCAAGGAGTCTATGCATGGTGGGCGCAGGTAGTGCCTGGGTTTTCCAAGGAACAGAAGAGCCGGATAGGTGCCAAGATAGCGCACCTTGTTCGTAAGGAAGGGAAGACGCCTAAGCAAGCGGCGGGTGCCGCGTATGGCATGGCGCGTGCGGGCCGGCTGGGTAAGGGCGGCAAGTACAAGAAGAAGTAGGTTTACCAGAGCGGGCCGATCTTCTTTTTGATTTCTCCAGTAGCCTCTTCCACGGGCTCATATATCTTGAATAGCCAGTCTAGTACGTCTTCGGGTAGCTCTGCGATATCGGAGATGTCCTGATCGGAAACGCCAAACTTCTTCTGGTTTTTCTTAAAGAACTTCTGCACGAAGTTCTTCATGGAATCGACATTGCCACTCCACTTCACGTCTTGTAAAAGGTCGAGAAGCTCTACCTCAGAGTAAGGATCCTTTGCTCTTTTCCTTAGTCTCTCCGCGTCTCTCGCTAACCACGGTTCTTCCCACGCAGTATCCTCAAGTGCTTCTTCAGCCTTCGTCGTTTTGGCGGGCCTCAAAGAAGGCAGATCACGCAGTGGGGGAGGCTTGGCTGAAATCAAACTGTTGCCGTATGAGGTCATGAAAGGCCCAGTCTCAGGGCT